TCAGGGACCCGAGCGAAGGTACTGCGGCCTAAGAATGGGGAAAAGGTAGAATAAAAGAAGAAGGCCGAAGTTTAGCGCTAGAGGCGGTATATTTAGCCAACCATCTGCCGGAACATCAGGTAAGCCCGCGTATGGCCCAAAAACGTATGTAGTAGTCGCCTCTGCCGCTGAAATGCTAAATATTGAAGCAATAAAAATGAGAACAAGGTAGCCATAGTTAAGCTTCGAGACGCTCGCAAAGCGTCTTAATAGGAATAGATGAAGTGCAAAGTATATGGCGAAAATTACGAGAAAAAACCAAACACCCCAATTTCGAATCTCCACCGTAATTCCTCCGGCAACCGGCTGCGCTTTTTCCATAATAATATTTGGCTTTAGACTTATGGAAGGAAGATTTGCAACCCTTGTTTCGAAGGCTATCGGGGCACTCGCGCCCTTAAGCACTGCGGCCGTCTCAACGTCTTCCTTTGCCGTGAGGTAAACGCTTATCGCGATCTCGTCGCCGCTATTGAGCAGGGTAGGGGAGGCGGTATACAAGTTATCAGAAGTTCGCTTCCAATCTACGGAAACGCTTTGCGCCCCGCGCCAAGGTGAGTTCCCGACAGCAACAATGTGCCAATCGGGGAGCGCCGACAGCTTGAGGTCCCCAAAAAAATCTGACGGTAGTATCGGTGCATGGCCAGTATTTTCTAGTGACGCTCGGTAGATGTAGATTTTCGGGACAGGTTTTCCGCCGCTGGAGATAGAAACGGAAATATTTGTGCCTGTATTTTGTAGGTCCTGTAGCGGATCGCTAGGCCCTATATACTCAGCAGATAGCTGCTTTGGAGGTATTGGTCCGCGTCCCTGCAAATATAGGCCCAACCAAACGGCGCCGCCGACAGTAATCAGGCCCATCAAGACCACAACTGCATTTGCAATCCAATCGGTTTTTGCCATATCTCACACTTGTGACGAATCTTGCACCTAAGTTACCGCATCTTGCAAAACCGTCCAGACCATCTTGAAGGCAAGCTTATTCCAAGCGGATGGTTCAAAGCTAATGCTTCACCGTTGATCTGATAGGCACTGCTTGCCCACTAAGCTGCGCTCCGATGTTGAGCGAACGGCTTTCGACAGACGCTCTTCCGCCCAAGTATCCAAATCTTGAACGTGATAGAGCGGAATGCGCCCGCTGTACTGCATGGCCGGGCCGCCGCCAACAGTTGCCATTTTAGCAAGCGTTGAAACGGCAATGTCGATGCCGTGCTTACACGCAAGGTAATTCGGCACATCGCTGCGGCGCAGACGCGGGCGCTGCATAGGCATCGGGTTGCTGCTGGTCGTCTCGGCGGTCATCATTCTAGCGGTTTCCTTTCACAATACGGACAGTTTCGATGAAGCCAGGGCGCTGGCGGCGAGCTTTCTGCTCGGCTTGCAGGGCGTTGGCGGCGGTGGTGGTGATGGTGGCGCCGCCATAGAAGCGGACGCGAAACAGTGAACTTTTCCGGGGTGCGATCTGAATGGCCTTTGGCGACAGCATTGCTGATTAGATCTCGGTCGTTCGTGGCGTGAAGAAGCGGCATGCGGTGGCTGCGGCCGGAATGGTTCGTCTCGCCTTATTGATGATAGGTTTGTTGCAGAGCGCGTCTTTGCGCTCGCTCGGGCGGCTTTTATGGCGCATGCTGAAAGTGCCCGGCTCGACGGCGACGAGCTGGCTTTCGCCATTGACTTTCGCTTTCCGCCAAGCATGCCAGAAAGTGCATTGCCCACAGGTCGCGCCGCTCGGTCCCGTGCCCGCGATGTGGGCTTGTCCGATGTGGGTTGCGGCTATAGCCGCGTGCGTGCCGTCGTCTTTGAGTTTTGGTGAAACCTCTATCTTGGCCATGCTTCGCCTCAATCAGAGCGGCAGCACGATTGTCAGCGTGGCGAACGCCATGCCGGCAGTGATGAGCCCGATTGCAGCGCAGAGCACACGCACGTCCCTATCGAGCTGTGGCAGGCCAGTGGGAATCTCTGTCATTGGGGAAATGCGGAACATGAGGTGATCTCCGTTCATCCGTTCGGGAAACCGGCCCGAAGGCCGGAGACCGGAGCGGATGCGAGCGTCAGGCGGCGCGTGTGTATTCCGCGGCGCGCAGTATCTCCGCCGCTTTGGGCGCGTGCTTTTCGATTTCGTCTTTTGTGAAGCCTTCGGCTTTCAAATCGGCTTCGGTCATGCCGACGCCGCGTTCGCGTGCCAGATCAGCCATTTCCCTTGGAATATTGCGCACTGTTCTCTCTCCATTTCATGGGGCCGGCTTCTCGTCGCGATTGGAGGAGTTCGCCCGGCTATTTGCCCGTACCGCTGAAGGTCTCTCGGCTTGGGTGAGAAGTAGGTACAATATGCACCTATATTGCGCAAGAAAAAAATGGGGGTAAATTACACCCATACAGGAATCAGTCAATTTTTAGGGGCGAATCGGATACAAAAAAACCCCGCTCGGCGGGGTCTGAATACATGCAATTTGAAGTGGCGGGCATCCTGCTGTTCACTGATTACATATCAATGACGGATCTTCTCACTCTTCCGATAACGGTAATGGTGCCGGTCAGCGTTGGCGGGGGTATGTCGAGATATGATGCAGGTTGGAAGGGCGGTTCTTGGTCGCTCCTAAACCGCTTGTAAGTCGCGTTGCCTTGCTCGTCGGCTATGATGTAGCAAGCGTTGTGGACCAGTCTTTTATCCCTGCGGTTGGCAAAGATAATGGATTCTGGAGGCGATATCTTGTTCATCGAGTCGCCCTCGACCCTCAGCGCAATCCAATCACCCTCGGGCAAGTCCAGCGCCGATACCGTAGGAAATTCCGAAAAGTCCGTAATTCCCTCATGTCCAGCCAAGTGCCCGGCGCTGATCATCGATATTAGTGGCACGTCAATAATGGAGGCAGGTTCGATATCGATGTCATCGGGGTTTCCTGTGCCGTGGTAGAGCCATTGGAAAGAAACACCAAATGCTTTCGCATACTGCTTCCCGGCTACGGTTCCAAAGCTGCTTTTGCCCTGGAGGTGACCTTTGACCGTGTTTTCGTTCCACCCAAAACGTTGGGCAAGCTTTCGGTATCCGCCAAGTCCGGATTTCTCCTGAGCTTCGCGGAGCCTAGCTGCGCGCTGCTCGCGCTCGAATTGTTCTTGCCGCTGGATCATGGGGTATTTTGTACCTATTTTATGGGTCGGTGTCTGACCTAAACGGGGTTGACAAAAATAGGGGTATAATGCACCTATCACGCATGACCCATGCGACGATCATAATTCTTTGGCCTTCAACGGCGGCTTTTGCCCTTGATATCTGCGTGCCGTACGAATCCGCGAAAGCCATGCGTCGGCGTGGTTCGATACCGTCTTGCTATTGGGTACGGGTTGTTCGTGCCGGCCGGCGTCGAGGTATCGACGGAGTCACGTTCGAGCGTCTTGCCGAGCTGGCAGCAATCCCATTGGAGGCGGCAGAATGAAGCGCCTCTTTTCATCTTCGCGCGGCCAATCCTCCCGGCCTGCTGCAGCCCGCGCCGTGGCGCTTTCCTTTCTGCCGCCGCGCGCGGGGAATTCTCGTTTTGCATGTGGGCCTCCGTAGCTTCGTAACGCCCTGAATTTCTCACCTTCGATCAATTCCCACTACGGGAAAAACGCTGGGAATTTCCCGGCGCGGGAAAGGCTTTATCTCATGATATCAACTGCATGGTTTCATCGCATCAAGGCTGCGCAACGCGATCTTATTCGCCTTGCCGGCGGCATCGAGCGCTCTGCGGAGATTTCCTCTATCTCGAAAAGCCACATCGGGCGGATGAACAACGCCACCGATCCGGAATTGATGCCGCTGCATGCGGTCTATGCCCTCGAATCGGAATGTGGTGTGCCGGTCGTCACCTCCGCCATGGCCGAGCTGAGTGGAAAGCGGCTCGTGGACCCTGAGGGTTCGCACGGAACCGATCACTGCCTTGTCGCGGCCTATTCCGACACGGTGCGTAAGGCTGGCGACCTGATTTCCGGCGGAGCGGTTGCGATTGCCGATTTGGTGGTGACGCCTGCGGAAGCGATGAAGATGGATCGGGATGCCGCCGAACTAGAAGCGGGGCTGGCGGTGCTGCGAAAAGCACTTGCTGCCGTAAAGGCGAGGGGTGGGCAGAAGGTTGGCTTTCAGGTTGTCGGAGGTGGGCAATGAAACACCAAACCGACCCCGCCATTGATGAGCTGATGGCCCGCCCCTTGTCCGAACGTGCAAGGGGCTTTTTGCGTGAAGTGCAGTTTGCCGGTGGGCGCGTGGATATTTCGGTTGGGCTTGGGCGTCGCCAGCTCGCGCGGGAATGCCACCGCTGCGGCTATCTCCATATCTGCGAAGACGAGCGCGCTGCGAAGCTGACCGGCCTCGGTCAAGCCTATCTCGACCGTTTGATGAGGGCGAACTGATGGGCGTTTATGAATCGGTCAAGCTTCCCAAGCCCGGCCCGAACGGGCTCGCGGTCATCATGACGGCGGTGCATGACGGCGTTGTCATCGTTGCGGAGCAAAAGCAAATCGTGGCGGCAAACAAGGCTGTCAGCAATCGCTATCTCTCCCGCGATAAGAAAGACGGCAAGACGTACTACCCCACTGACCGCGCTCGCGAGTTGCTGATAACGCTGCAGGGTATAGCGGAGCCGGGCGATTTGCCTGATGCGTCCGACGGGCCGACAGTTGCGGTTGTGCCGGAGATTGTGTCGGTTGCCGACGCCTCTGGGCTAGTGGCGACCGTCGAACGGGCGAGGGCACTGCTTGATGAGGGCGATATCGTCAACGCCCGGATTGTCGCGTCTGTTGCCTACGCGCAGGCAAAGACGGCGGCGCAGTTTGCGGAGCAGATCGGCGCAACGGAAAAGCTGATCGCCAAGGCGCGGCGAATGCAGGCCGACGCCTTGCTGATTGAGACCCGCGCGAAAATTTTGATCGCCGACAAGTGGGACGAGGCGCAATCGGCGGGCAGGACCTTTAAGGGACGCCCGAAAAGCGTTCCCAACGAGAACGCTTTTACCGCCGATCAAGCCGGTCTTTCCCGAAAGGAAATTCATGAAGCCCGCAAATATGCGGCTGCTGAGCAACGCGAACCGGGCATAGTTGAGCGTGCTATTCAGGCAAGGATTTCGGCCGGACTCGCGCCAACACGCGCCAATCTCCGCGCAGCGGTGGGCACGGCGAGCGCGACGAAGGACGAGCGCGGCAACAATCTTTATGAAACGCCGCCCGAAGCCATGTTCACGCTTCTGGCACTCGAAACCTTTTCGGCAATGTTGCTTGAGCCCGCCTGTGGGCGCGGGGCGATTTCCCATGTGCTGGAACTCGCCGGTTATGGCGTCGTCCTCGCCGATCTGATCGATTACGGCACGGCGGACCAACACGGCGAATTGCAGTCAGTTCAAGACTTTCTGACCTCGCAGCCTGCGGAATGCGGGTCTTACGACATCGTGACGAACCCGCCTTATGGTGACGTTCTCAACGCCTTCGTCGCCCATGCACTGCGCGTCTTCCGACCGCGCAAGATGGCGCTTTTGCTCAACCTGAATTTCCTCTGCGGCTTTGCGGATGATGACCGCAATTTCGTTATGGATGATTGTCCGCCGGCCCGCGCCTACGTCTTCAAACGCAGGTTGCCAATGATGCACCGCGACGGGTGGGAGGGGAACAAAGCGAGCAGCCGCATGAATACGGCTTGGTTCGTATGGGAGCTGCAGGAAGACGGCACCTATGGCGATTGCACGGTGACACGGCGCGTTGACTGGAAAGACTACCTGCCTGCCGAAGGCTCGGGGAACCTCTCCCAATGAGCGAACGCGTCTTTCCAGAAGTTTCCATTCCCTACGGCGACAAGTCTACCAAGGCTATGCGGATCGACTGCGCGAGCTGTGGCGCTGTCGCTTATTTCCCCTTTCAGACAGGGGTTAATCGAAAGCCGCCGGTCGCGGCAATTCAGTTTTTCCAGAACAAGGGATGGGTGGTCGGCAACGGTCCGCGCAAGGACTTTTGCCCGATTCACGCCAGCCCGGCGAAGCGCAAAGGAACAAAAATCATGGCGAGTGAATGCGCCCCTTCCACAGCAGATAAGCCGCGCGAGATGACCCGCGAGGATCGGCGCATCATCAATGACAAGCTGGACGAGGTCTATGGCAAGGATGCCTATAAAGCACCCTGGACGGACGCCGCCGTTGCCAAGGATTTGGGCGTGCCACGCGATTGGGTTGCGCAGGTACGCGAACAATTCTTTGGCCCGGCAGGCTCCAATCCGCTGTTTGACGAGTTTCTGAAAGAATCCGCCCGGCTGGACGCATCGTTCCGCAGCTTCGAGGCTATCTGTGCGGACGCGGCAAGCGCCATCGCCAGCCAGAAACAGGCGCATGCTGATCTCTGCAAGCAGATGGACGCCTATCGCGTTCTTGCGCGCAAGGTGGAGCGCGAGGTGGGCCGATGAGCCAGCTTCTCCCCATTGTTGAAGAGCTTGCCGATTGCGAAACGGATGCTGAACGCGCGGCGTGGCTCTTGCGCGTGCCCGCAGGCGTCATCTTTCGCGATTGCGCAGCAATCCGGCGCGTCCTGACGGAAGCGCACTTCAGGCTTGGTGTGGACGCGCTGGACGTGGAATTTGCCGCCATCAACGCCACTCGGTTGCCTGACGGCGGATTACCGCAAACCGTCGTGCTTGGCCTACATGCGGTTCGCTCGTTCCTGCGCGACATCGTGCGCAAAGGCGGTGGACGATGACTGTCGAAGCTACCATTCGGCGCGGCGCGCGAAATGCCCGCTATACCGCCGTTCCCAATCACGTCTTCGAGGATGACCGTCTTTCCATGGAAGCACGGTGGCTGCTCGGCTACCTGCTTTCCAAGCCGGACAACTGGACTGTTGTCATTGGGGACATCATCAAAAAGGGCGGTTGCGGGCGCGATAAGGCGCGCAAGATGATCGCCGAACTTGTCGAGTACGGTTATGCCGAGCGCGAGCAGTCTCGTGCGGACGGCAAATTCGGCGCATCCAATCTGGTCATTTTCGATGAGCCGCGTTCGGCGGAAGAGGACCAATCGGAGCCTTCCGAAGGTGTGGCATTTTTACCGCAGACTGAAATGCCGGCGCCGGCAAAACCGGCGCCGGTTTTACCGTCGCCGGCAAAATCGGCACTTAGTAATAACTTAGATTCAGAAAATACTGATTATCAGCAAGAGAGAGATGCGCGCGACGACGGTTCGGAGGAAAAGCCGGAAGCGATCGAGCGGGCTTTCCGTCGCTGGTACGCCAAATGGCCGACGCGGGACAAGGACAGCGAATATGCTGCTCGGAAGGCTTGGCAGAAGCTTTCGCCAGAACAGCGCACCGCATGCATCACCAAATCGCCGACCTACATCGAGCGTGCCGAGAAAGCGAAAATCTCAGTTCCGTGGGCCGGCGCGTTCCTGACGGGCCGCGATTGGGAAAAGCTTGAGGACCCGAAGTCGGACGTTGCACTGCCAATCGTCCACGGCCCGTACACCAGAGCGTGGCATGCAGGCCGTTGTGCCGAGCTGCTTCGGCCTCTCTTCACGGCGATGCCGAGCCTGACGCCCTTCCAACGCCGAATGGTAGCTGCGGGTGGCGAGGAAGCGGAAGCGATCCTTCGCGAGCGCCGCAGCAAATACGGCTGGCCAAAGGTCAACACCATGGACGAGCGGGCGACGGACCATAAGGGCGTGAGTGTCGCTCCCAACGTTTTCCGGATCTCCGAGAAGTTCGAAACCACACACCGAAACGGCGAGCTTGCGCAGGCCTGGGAGCGGTTCTTTGCCCGCAGCGGTCTGCCATGGTTGCCCATTCCGGCGGGCGTTGAGTGGTTCTTTTTCCCGCCTGTCCCATCCGACATCACGGACTTGGACGCGGCGGTTTGTGAGGCGTGGTCTGCTTTTGAACGGCAAGTTAACGAGGGAAATTCCAATGATGCATGACGCGAAAATTTATGCCGCCAGCAAACCGGTTAACCCGGAGCTTTACGACCTGACACGCTTTGCATCGTTGTTCGATCAGATGCGCAGCCGCAAGCGAATCAAGGCCACGATGCTTTCCATGGCGGCGGAAAATCAGCCGGGAAAGCGTGAATGGTTCGTAGTCGAGACGAAGCACAAGCAGGAAAAAGCTGTTGAAGATGCCCTTCAGAGGGCGGGCGTGAAGGTGTTTTTGCCGCTCGAAAACATCGGCCAGCAGGTCATTCGTGGCAAGATCGTTGCCAACGTAATGCGCCCACTTTTGCCTGGATATGTGCTGGTCAACATCGTCTATTCGCCGGCTGCGGTATGCGGCATCTGCCGTGTTGATGGGGTCGCTGGCTTCGTCGGCGGAATGATATCGCCGCATCGTGTCTCCGATCAGGAAGTGCAAAGATTCAAGGCATTCGATGAAGCGCCCGACGCGCAGCACTGCATGGTGTTCAAGCGCGGGATGACCGTTCGCTTTACCTTTGGTCCCTTCGCGAACTTCAACGGCCTGATCTGCAAGATGCGCAAGGATCGCACCATAGACGGCAAACGAGTGGCGACCGGAGCGGTGGTTAAGGTGGAGCTTTTCGGCAAGGAACACCTCATAGAAGCCCCTCTTGCGCTCTTGGAAAAGTTGTGAGAAGCAATGGGCAGGATGATCTACCGTCCATGTGCAAGCGCGCCGCCTCAGAGGCTGGCGAGCGGAGCGGAAAGCTCCCACGCTGTTAAGCCGGGTGGACCCTGCCTTGACCCTCTCGAATGAGAGCAGCGATTCAAGGCCGGTGCTACTGCATTGCCAAAATCATCATCGTATCGAAGGCGGTCCAGAGTGATCGCCTTTTCTGTTTCCCGCAGGTAGGGCTTGCTGATGACTGCACTGTCCATGCAATGGGTTGACCGCAACCTGACGGAATATGGCAAGCGGATAGGCGAGCTGAAAGAGCGCTTTCCGAAAGTCTTGCCGCGCGTTGTCAATCAGGTCGGCAATCGCGCCAAGACGGTTGTCATACGCGAGCTGACGAAGCAAACCGGCCTGCCGCGCGCCACCATCGTCAAGGCGGTAGGCAATCCATCCGCGGCGCGACCGGGCAAGCTCTACTACGACATGGCGACGCGAGGCGGTAACATTCGCCTAAAGTATCTTCGCCCCAAGGAAACCCCATCGGGTGTCGTGGCGAGACCATTCGGCAAGCCGACGCTTTATCCGGGCGCTTTCATGCGTGGCGGCTTGTTTCCTGACCGCATCGACGTGCCTCACTTCAACGGACACGTCTTCTATCGGTTGAACCGATCAGGCTCAAAGATCACCTTTGCCCGGTCGGGTGTGTTCATCCCAAGGGAGATGACCACGGGCGCGACCTCTGCGGCCTTCCATCGTGTCGCGGCACCGTTGCTCAAGGAACGGGTCGAAGCCGCCTTGACCAAGCTCGCGCCCTGACGGCCTTGCCTTCGACCCCTCATCGCCGCCGGCCTCCCGGCCCCCTCGGTCGGGTCCTTCCCCCGAAAGAGTCCGAATAGCGGGTGCGCGCGACTGCGGGATTTCGCTCTGTGAAGAAAATTATAGGGGGATTCCACCGCTCTTTCGGTGGAATCGGAATCAGATGGCAAAGAGCTATCCCGACGAACTCCGAATGCAGGTTATCGCCTACTTAGACGAGGGCCATACGGTTCGCGAAGCCGCCGAGAAATTCAGCGTAAGCGCGAGTTTCGCGGCCAAGGCGCACAAGAAACACTCGACTGCGGCCGAAACCACGCTGTTTGCGCAGGCGGAAGCTGCTGCATCGGAGCCGGAAGACGCGAGCAACGGCGAAATGACCGCCGCCCAACTCGCTGACTTGTTAGGGGTGTCCAAGCGGGCGATCTCCGATTTTGTCGAGCGTGGAATCGTGGTGAAGACAGATCGGAATCGCTTCGACATGGCCGGGTCGGTCCAGCGCTATTGCGAACATCTGCGCATGATGGCAGCGGGCCGGACAGGCGACGGCTCCGACGCGCTGACAGCCGAACGCGCGCGGCTGGCAAGAGAACAGGCAGACCAGACCGCATTGAAAAACGCGGCGCTTCGTCGGGAGCTGATCGCCATTGTCGATGTCCGCAACGAATGGACCTCGATAGGTCGCCGCATTCGCAACGGCATGCTGTCGGTCCCGTCGCGATGCCGGCAGAAGCTTCCGCATCTCACCACTTACGACGTTGACCTGATCGACCGCGAAATACGGTCGGCACTTACCGAGCTTGGTAACGAAGACGATGGCGACAGCACTGGCGACATTGAGGCGGGCGCTGTGGGACAGTCTGCTTCCGCCTCCGAAGCTGCGGCTATCGGACTGGATTGAAAAGAACGTCTATCTTCCCGAAGGCGTGTCGTCGCTCACGGGCATGGTCCAGCTCTGGCCGCCGCAGATCGAGATTGCCGATGCGATCGGCAGCGCTGCAATTGAGCGCGTCACGCTTGTTAAGCCCGTTCGTGTCGGCTTCACCACGTTGCTGACCAGCGCGCTTGCAAGCTTCTGCGCAAACGACCCATCGCCCATTCTTTCATTGTTGCCGACAGAGGCCGACTGCCGCGACTATATGGTGTCCGATGTCGAGCCGATCTTTGACGCGTCCCCGTCGCTTCGGGGTTTGCTGACCGGCGATGCCGACGAGGGCGGGCGTAACACGCTTCTCGCCCGACGCTTTCCCGGCGGCTTCCTCAAGGTGATTGCAGCAAAGGCACCGCGCAACCTTCGTCGCCACAATGTCCGTATCCTCTTCATTGACGAGGCGGACGGCATGGATGCGACGAAGGAAGGCTCGCCGATCTTGCTTGCCGAGCGGCGCACACTTTCGTTCGCGGACCGCAAGATTGTTATGGGGTCTACGCCTGTCTACAAGGCGACCAGCCATGTGCTGCGCGCCTACGAACAATCGGACAAGCGGATTTATGAACTGCCTTGCCCGGAGTGCGGGCACTTCCATGAAATAACATGGGGCGATATCCATTGGCCGGAAGGTGAGCCGGAAAAGGCTTATTATGTTTGCCCGGAATGCGGTTGCGCCATAGACGAGCGGCACAAGCCCGCCATGGTCGCCGCCGGGCGTTGGCGGGCACTGCGGCCGGAGATCAAGGATCATGCCGGCTTTCGGATGAACGCTCTGATTTCGCTTTTGCCCAATGCGTCCTGGGGGCGTTTGGCGCGGGAATTTGTGTCAGTCAAAAATGATCCGACGACGCTGCAAACGTTCGTCAACACAATCCTCGCCCAAGGATGGGAAGAGGAAGGCGACGAGCTAGACGACATCGAGCTTGCTACGCGTGCCGAAGACTTTGGGCTTGAGGCTATCCCGGCGGACGTTCTCATTATCACCGCCGGCGTAGACGTGCAGGATGACCGACTTGAGGCGACCTTTGTCGGATGGGACAAGGCGGGCATTCCCTACATTCTCGGGCATACGGTCATATGGGGCCGCTATGACGATCATTCGACATGGACCGAGCTGGACGTTGCGATATCGACCCGGTGGGATCACCCGCTAGGCGGCAAGATCAAGGTTGATGCCGTCTGCATCGACAGCTCGGACGGCGAAACGATGGAGACCGTCTATCGTTTCGCGTTCCCTCGGTTCAATCGCCGTGTACTGGCGATCAAGGGAGCGGCAGGCAATCGGCCCTGGATCGAGCGTTCGAAGACTTCGGTCAAAGGCGGAAGGCTTTTCATCGTCGGCGTGGACGGCATCAAGAGCAACATTTTCGGTCGGCTTGTTCGCCCGAAGTCTATGCGTTTTTCGAAAGACCTGCCGGACGTTTGGTATGAGCAGATCACGGGCGAACAGATGGTGGTTCGCTATGTGCGCGGTCAGACCTTCCGCCAGTTCGTGCCGGTTCCGGGTCGTCGCCACGAGGCGCTTGACTGCACGGTCTATGCCTTTGCCGCCCGGCAGATGGTCAATCCCAATTGGGCGCATCGTGAGGGCGAACTGTCCACGCCGCCGGAAGTGCCGGCAACTTCACATGCACCGAAAATCGCAAAATCGGAGTGGTTATAGCGATGGCTACAACAGACGATCAGATTGCCGCCCTCGAAGAGGCCATTCTCATGGGCGCGAGGAAGGTGATATTTCATTCGGGCGGAACACGCCGCGAAGTCGAATATCACTCGTTGAAAGAGATGCGCGAAACGCTTGCGGCATTGAAAGCCAGCCGCTCGACACGCCCACGCATCATTCGCGCGGCGCTCGACTGATGAGTGTTGCCAATATCATCGACCGGACCATTGGCTATTTTGCGCCGGAATCTGGCCTTCGCCGGATTAAAAACCGCGCCGCGATGGAAATCATGTCGCGCGGTTACGCCGCAGCCGAAACCAGCCGCCTGAAATCCGGCAGGCGCGCACGCTCGACATCGGCGGACGCGGAGATTTCCCGCGCTGGCCGGACGCTCCGCGACCGCATGCGCGATCTCGTTCGCAACAACCCTTATGCAGCGCATGCCGTCGCACAGCTCGTCTCGCATGCGATTGGCGATGGCATCGTGCCGCGCGCCAAGGACAAAAAGGTCAACGAGCTTTTTGACGAATGGAGCAAAGTTTGCGATGCCGATGGCGATCTCGATTTCTACGGCCTCCAATCCTTGGCCGTTCGAGGCATGTTCGAAAGCGGCGATGGCTTGGTACGTCGTCGCCGTCGCAGGCTTGAGGATGGCTTGCCGGTTCCGTTGCAGTTGCAGGTTCTCGAAACGGACCTGATCGACAGTTCTAGGGAAGGAATTCTTTCCGGGAGCGGGAAGGTCATACAGGGTATCGAGTTTGACGCCATTGGCCGCAAGCGCGCCTATTGGATGTTTGGTTCGCATCCCGGTAACAGCTTCTTCGATCCCATGTCGTCGGTGATATCGAAGCCGGTTCTCGCTTCCGAAATCGCCCATGTCTTTGAAAAGCAGCGAACGCAGGTTCGCGGTACGCCCTGGGGCGTGCCGGCAATGGATGACATGCACGATCTCGCGAAATACGAGGAATCGGAGCTGGTCAGAAAGCGGCTTGAGTCTTGTCTTGTCGGCGTGATGAGCGGCGGCGAGGAGCAAGACACGCTCGGAACCCCGGTGGAAGAAGGCACGGGAAAGCCCCTTCAGCCGGGCGTCTACAATGCGCGTGGTGAGCGCGTCGAAAAGTTTGAGCCGGGCTCCTTCTACAATGCGGTCGGTGGCCGGCGTCTCGACTTCTCGCAGCCGGCGGCGACCGGCGGTTACGATCCTTACAAAGTCTCGATGCTGCATACTATCGCGGCGGGTTGGCGGATGCCTTATTTCATTCTGGCCGGTAGGCTGGACAAGGTAAACTATTCGTCGGGCAAAATCGGCATCGAAACTTTCAAGCGGATCATCTCTGAGCTGCAGTGGAAGTTCATCATTCCGATGCTGTTGCAGCCAATTTGGGACTGGTTTTGCGAGGCAGCATATTTCGCGGGCCTGATAAAGTCGCCGAAAGTTCCGGTGAAATGGTCGCCGCCGCGCTTCTATTCGGCCGATCCGCTGAAAGACACTAACGCAAAAGTGAAGGAAGTGCGCGCCGGCTTCCGGTCGCACGCTTCCGTCATTGCCGAGTCCGGCGAAGACCCCGACGAGGTGATTGCCGAAATCGCGGAATTCCAGCGGAAGATAGACAAGCTCGGACTTGTCTTCGACACGGACGCCCGCCGGGTTTCGCAGGCGGGGCAATTGCAACAGGGATGGGATGACGATCCCCCCGACAAGGCAGAAGAAAGCCAAGACGATGACGAGACTTGAAGTGCGAAAGGCACCCACCAGCCTGCCGATGCAGTTTCGAGGCGAGGCTCTTAACAGCTCTATCAACACCGACGCGCGCACGGTGACGCTGGCGTTTACGACTGGGTCGGCGGTTCGCCGTCTCCGTTATACGGGATGGGATACCGCCGTGCCGTTTGACGAAATCCTTGTCGTCAGCGAACGGGCGATTGACCTCTCGCGCATGAATGCGGGCGCTCCTGTTCTCGACAGTCATTCCCGTTGGTCCACCTTTTCTCAGGTGGCCGTCGTGGACCGGGCATGGGTCGAGGGTAGCGAGGGCATGTGCACGATACGTTTCCCGAAGCCCGGAATCGATGTAGCCGCCGACCGCATGTTCGGACTGGTCTCTGACAAGATCATCAAGAATGTATCGGTTGGTTATTCCATCGACAAAATCCGCATTGAGGAAGCTCAGAAGAAGGGCGACGTTGAAAAGATTTTCGTGGAGCGCTGGACGCCGAACGAGGTTTCGTTTGTGACGGTGCCCGCCGATCCCGGCGCGCAGGTTCGCTCAAGCGAGGCAACCTTTCCGTTGCTTATCGGCGAGCCGGATAGCCATTTGATCCGCGCCACCCGCATGCGAATGGCCGAAGCCGCGCTTCGCCTGGCCTAATCCCAATTCCCCCTTTTTGAAGTTCGCCGCCTGCGCTCCGCCGGGACGCAGGGCGACGGCGCTTGTTTTGCCCGGTACTCTACATAAGGAACCGCACGCCATGAAAAAGGCTGCATATGTTTTCGCGACCGTCGCCGCATTTCTTTGCTTCGGCCTCGCCTTTGCTATCATCTCCGCCGACCCTTCCCATGCCGCTCCGCTGATCGGGCACGACAGCTTATTGGGAGGTGGCGGCTTGAACCACATGCTGCAAGCCTCGCCGGCAATTTTTGCGTTGCGCAGCAAATTGAGCGATCTGACCAGCCGCGCCGAGAAAAAGCGGGGCGAGTTGGTGGACGGTCTGTCGAGCGAGGCCGCTCGTGCTATCGAGCAGGATCATGCCGGCATCCTTGCTGAAATCGAGCAGGTTCGCGGCGAGATTGCCACGCTTGAAAATGCCACGCGCGGCACCCCGATTTCGCAGCCGGGCAATCACAATGCCGACGCCGAGCAGCAAGGCATTCTTGCCGAACGGACGCGATCCGCGACCATTGACGACCTCGCCAGCCGCGCCGGCCTTGCCGACTTTGGGCGCGATCATATCCGCGCCGGAACGACGGTTGATGCTTTCCGCTCGGCACTGTTCGAAAAGCTGTTCGATAAGGACCAGTCGGTCAAGACTGACAGCCACGTGCGTGCGCAGGTTGGGCAGGATGAAACCGAGACGATCCGTGCGGCCCGTGTCGAAGCGCTCGCTTACGGCCTCGGTGCTCCGATGCCGAAAGACGGTCCGTCGGCTGCTGCACGCCAATTCACGGGGCAGGGACTGATCGACATCGCCGCCGATATCGTCGACTTCCGTGGTCGCCGCATGCTCAATGCCCGCGACATCGACGACATCTTTACGCGTGCATCGCATGCAACGTCCGATTTCCCGGCCATCTTTGAGGGCGCTGTGAATCGTACGCTTGAGCAGCGCTATGCGCTCGCGCAACCGACGTTCCGCAAGTTCGCCCGGAAGAAAAACTTCCGCGACTTCCGCCCTGATACGATTGTCCGCGTCGGCGACTTCCCGATGCTGAAGAAGGTGCTGGAAAACGGCGAGATCAAATATGGGACCTTCGGTGAAGGCAAGGAATCGGTGCAGGCATTCAGCTATGCCATCGCGCTCAACATCAGCCGTCAGATGCTTATCAATGACGATCTCGGCGCGATTTCCGATCTGCTGACCAGCTACGGCGCATCGGTGGCGCTGTTTGAGGAAGTCACCTTCTATGCCGGCGCCTACAACGGCAAGCTGGCGGATGGAAAGACCGTTTTCCACGCCGACCATGCCAACGTCGGTGCCGACGCGGCGATAACTGTCGATAGCGTGGGCTTGGGCCGCAAGGCCATGAGTAAACAGAAGACTATCGATGACAAGCCGATGTTGGCGAATCCGGCCCGCATCATGCTCGTTGGTCCTGATCAGCTTACGAACGCCGAAAAGTTCCTGGCCTCGATCACGCCAGCCACGGTTTCGACCGTCAATATTTTCTCGGGCAAGTTTGAGCTTGTCGAAACCTCGCAGATCGATGGGCCGTCCTGGGATCTGTTCGCGGACCCCTCGACCGGTTCGAATTATCGCTGGGGCTATCTGGACGGATACGAAGCGCCGCGCGTGCGCATGGACGAGCCGTTCGGTCGGCAGGGTTTCAGCATGTCGGTGGAGCACGATTTCGGCTGTGGCGCGACCGACTTCCGGTTCGGCTATCACAATCCCGGCAAGCTGTCCTAACCGGCGCGGATCAACATGGGCGGGCCTTCGGGTCCGCCTCACGTCCTCATTGTTCATAAGGAACGCTCACGATGAAAAACTATATTCAGGAAGGCGACACGCTCGAAATGACTGCGCCCACCGATGTTCAGTCCGGCGATGGCGTGCTTGTTGGCAAGCTCTTCGGTGTCGCTGCACACTCCGCCAATCAAGGCGAGCGCGTCAACCTTGACCGCGAAGGCGTCTACAGTCTACCTAAAGTTGCTGCGCAGGCGTGGGGCGAAGGCATACCGGTTTATTGGGATGCTGGTTTGGTGACTTCGGACGCCACTGGCGGCAAGACGAAGATCGGTTACTCCGCCAACGTCGCCGAAAATCCGTCTGACCGTGGCGATGTAGTTCTGCATCAATAACATGGTCGATTGGCGAAAACTGGAAGCTGCCGTTGATCGTAAGATCGGCGGCGCTTTTGGCGAGCGGGTGCGGCTGTCCTTCATGAAGAATGGGAAGCTCGACCCGGAGCGCCCGCAAATCATTGTTCGCTGCGAAACGCTCTGCGAGGGCGGCGACGATTCCAAGCCGATAGGAGTCGGACAGGCCGGCGTCTTTCGCAGTCGCCTTGCTGCGGGGGAGGCGGAGCTTTTCCTTGATCGCGGTTCCTATGACGGTCCGAAACTTCAACCCGGCGATGCCGTGCGCGCGATCGATCGACAGGGTGAACCGGTGTGGGAAGTCGGTTTTATCTCCGACCGCTACAGCAATTTGATTGTCGCCGTCCTTCGAGAAAAGTGAGAACGCCACATGTCGCTTGCCTGCATCGCCATACGCATCGCCGCCGTGCAAGCCCTAATCGGGCGCACCATGGTCGGCGACAATGTGCTCGACAGTGAAATCGGCACGCTCGACATCGGGGCAGATGGCGCGCTTAGAACGCATAAGGAAAGGCCGTTCATTTCGGTCTATGTCGGCGCGTCAAAGGTGACAGAAGGACTTGAGACGCGGGCACTCAATAAAAACGGAAACGTCGATATCATCTTTGAAGCGGGGATTGCGTCGCCGCATGTCGTGACCGACCCGGAAACGGACGAAAGCGTTATCTATGGCGGGCTTCCGGCCACAGACGCGAATTTCGAGTTTCACCTTGATATGACCATGCGTCAGATTGGTGATGCACTCAACGATCCGCAGAACGAGTGGGCAGACCTCTTTCGGTGCCTTAGTCTTCGTCTTGTGGGTGTCGAGCGCGACCGTGTTAGCGCGGATGCGAACGGAACGCGGCTTGCTGCCCATAGATTGAAGCTCACGACGGAGGTTGTTGCCGACCCTGTTCGTGGTACGGCGCTCGGTCCCGGCACGCCGTTGGCGCGGTTTTTCGCCAAATGCGAGACCGATCTAATTCGCAAGTCGCCAGATATGGCGAAGAATATCGAACTCATGCGCGCGCAGATTTCGGGCGATGTCGACGAACTGCAGGCCGCCATGCGGCGGTATGGCATGGTCTACGGCGAAGCCGATGCCATGTTGATGACGCCAGCCTTCGAGATGCCGTGATGAGCACGTTGGTCGAACAGCTTGCGGATATGATGCATCGCATTGCCGAGCTTGAGCGGCGGAACCGCAACCGCCGCAGGAAAGGGACGATTGCCGAAGTCAGCGACGACAAGAGCAAGTACCGGGTGAAACTGTCCGATCAGAACGGCAAGCCCTACCTTACGCCGTGGATCGGTGCGCGAACCTTGGCGGCAGGTGGCGTCAAGGTGGACGTGCTTTATGAGAAGGGCGAGCAAGTCGATGTCGTATCGGAGAACGGCGACATGACGGACGCGCAGATAGATTTCTCGACCTACAGCGATGCCAACGCTCGCGAGAACAAGGATATGCCGCTGCATATCAAGATCGGCAATACCGTTGTTGAAGCCTCGGCCGATCTGGTCAAGGTAACGGGCGCGACCGTCATCGTGGTATCGCCCAACGTGCAGCTCGGCGGCGAGGGCGGGAAACGGGTTGCCCGCATCGGCGACAAGGTGGACGTTGGGGCAGGCTCGTCCAAGGGGCTATGGCCGATTGTCGAGGGCTCGTCTCGTGTGTTCGCCAAAGACTAGATTGTGAGTCATTGCCGATGAAAAGTTCATTACTTGAGTGAGCAGCGATAGGCGTCTTTCATGCATTCAAGACCTATAGAATAACTGACACACCCGCGAAAAGTGAAATAACTCTGCCTACCTGGCTCTTGGTATTTCATGCAGTTTTTGACAGCGTTGGGAGTCATAAGGCTCCAGTGGTTCTGCAATTGCCCTTTGGCGATTCTCTCCTGATAGACGCATTTGGCGGTTTCCACCGCCTGCTCGGATTTTACGAGCATCTTCGATGTGAGATTCCGGCAGAAAAGCAGTGTATCAAATTCAGGCATTGGGAGAGGTTCGGCGACGGCTGCGTTGCTGATGCCAGGGCAACCGGAAAAGGTTAGTGCCGTCACAACTAACATGGGAATTGGTTTCAATTTCTATCTCCCCGCGCGGACGAATTACGCGCATTAAGTGCAAATCATACGAGAATCGAACGGATTGCAAGAGGCGCGATCTTGGCGCGATCGCAATGGCGTGCGTCCGGCGAAATTATCTCGCTGACCTGCCATCAGGCGAGGGAGCTTACGCCAACGTTTGGCGATGTCGTGTCACCTGTCAAATCAGAAAGAGGTTCGGACAATGCCGGATTCGACGGGCGTAAGCGCCGCAAGCGGAAAGCAGCTCAGTAATTGGGGCCATGTTGAGCAGTCCATTCGGAAGATACTGACCACGCCGAAGGGCTCGCGCGTTATGCGTCGAACGTTCGGCAGCGACTTGCTCGATCTGATCGATGCCAAGATGACCCGGCGCACCATTCTTGCCGTCTACGCCGCTGCGGCGACAGCAATCCTCGAATGGGAGCCACGTTATCGCATGACGGCGGGTCGGGTCACGCGAGCCGATGCGGACGGCTCGATCATGCTGGAAATCTTCGGAACCTATTACCCACGCGGCCATCGCGGCGACTACTCCGTTTCGGAGAGCGCAAGCGTCCGCGTCGTCTACAGCGGGGGCTGACCATGGCAATCTACGCGCCAACGATCATTGATGTTTCACGCCTGCCGGAACCGGACGCGATTGAAAAACTCGACTTCGAGACAATCCTTGCGGCCCGGATGTCAGATCTTGAGAAGCGAGCCGAAGAGGCCGGCTATGAGTATGATGTGGGTGGCCTCGAAACCGATCCGCTCAAGATCGATCAGGAGGCTCATGCTTACCGCGAACTGCTGATGCGCGCCCGCGTCAATGACGGCCTGCGCTCGACGTTGCCAGCTTTCGCGAAGGGTGCTGATCTTGACCACGCGGTATCGAAGGCAGGCGTCGAACGCATTATTACGCTGGACGGGCGTGGCAAGCTGATCTTTCGCGAAGATGACAGCGCCTTGTTGCGCCGTTATCTCGCGACCTTCTCCGCCCCGGCGGCAGGTTCGGAAGATGGATATCTGGCTGCGGCCCTGAAGGCTTGGCCGCAAGCGCATGACATTCGAATCGCCAATGGCGGGGCAGGTAAGGTTCTCGTCTATCTGCTTGGTGCCGAAGGAGTTGCGGCCCCACTCGATGCGGTCTTTGCCGTCGCGAAGGCGCTCGACGCCAAGCACATAAGACCGCTCACGGACGATGTGACCGTTTCGGCGGCACAGATCGACCGCTACTCCCTCTCGGCAACGCTCATCGTGCCGCGCGGTCCCGATCCTGCGCAGGTCGTGGATGCCGCGGCTAAAAGCGTTCGGTCGTTTGGCGTGGCCCGCTATCATATCGGAGCTGAAATTCCCGCCACGGCGTTGCTGGCGGCGGCGTATGTCCCGAATGTCATGCGGATTGAAAATGCCGTGTTCTCGGATATGCCCGCCCGCGCCAACGTCGCGCCCTATCTGACGAGCGTCAACCTGACCTTCCGGGTGCAATCATGATCCCGGCGGAGACGCATTTGCTGCCGCAAAGCTCATTGCCGTTGGAAAAGGCGCTTGCTGCGGTCGGTGAGCGCACGGATGCAATCGGAATCGATTGGCAAGCCTACCTCGATCCGTTGACAACGCCCGTGCATTTCCTGCCGGCGCTCGCGCATGCCTATTCGGTCGATATCTGGAATCCGAAATGGCCGGTGCATCATCAGCGCCGAGTGATCGCGGATGCGATCTATCATCATCGGATCAAGGGTACGCTTGCCGGCCTTGAAGCTTATGCCGGCATTGTCGGCAGCGAGATTGTCAGGGCAATCCGGCCCCCTGGAACCTTCTTTCTTTCGGGTGGCATGTCGGAAGAGCAGCGTGCGGCACTTGCCGATCGCATGCCGCAAATTCGCATCTACACCCGCGCATCGCGGTCCTTTGCCGGGAAGCGGCTGTTTCTCTCGGCGCGGGCATATTCGGCGCTCGGCGCGTCGTTCATATCCGACAGCAAGGCGGCAGATCGAACGCGCCCGCGCATTACTTTTGTCGAGCGCGGCATAGAGCAGCCCATCAATGTCGAAGAGATCACAGACATCATTCCGGGTCTTGGCTACGCCTTATACGAACGGGCGCTGCTTCGGCGCCCGCGTCGGCGCTCTGTTACCTATCTCGGCAGAAGCTTGCGCTTCCTCGTATCGCTCGATCACAACCGTTCGGTCGCTGCGTTCCGGCGGGCGGATGGTGCGCCGTCCGTCATTCGCTATGGGATGCGCCCGGCGACGGTCCAGCCCGAAGCAGAATATACCGCAGCAAGGGCAGGGCGGGCGGCATTTTTCGGGCGACCATTGCACCGTCGTTACTGGTCGAACATGCGATCCGAAACACGGGTGTTTGAGCGCATTGTCATTTGGGACCCTGAAATGGTCCCGCGCCGTCGCGGTGCTTCCTATTTGGGTGTGAGCCGCTTTGGTGTCGCGCCATTCACTGCCGAGCTCGTGGTGCATGTGCCGTCCGTCAAACCACGCCGGGCGCTCTTGGTAGGCGGTTTCTTCGGAAGCTTTTTTGCCGCCTCGGACGGGGAAAAATATCGCGAAACCCTGCGAGCCCTTCGCGCCGCGAAATCGGCGCGGGATACGATTCTCATCAACACAAAAACCTACCGCAGCCCGCAGGCGGGCCAGCTCATCGTTGCTGGAACGCCCTTCATTGCTGGCCGTCTTCTCAGGAGCTGACATATGCTGAAAACAGTACCGTTTCAGGATCGCATGGAGGCGCGTCACAGCGACCTCAACGCTATCCAGTCATCCGCCCGCACGACCTTTGACACGCTGGTCAAGGATGCGGTGACGGCGGATGCACCCGGCTATGCCGGCTTTGCTGTCACCAAAAACAGCGCCACCGAATTGCAGGTCGCGGCCGGTCGCATCTATCGGCCCGATGGCGCCATCTTCGAAATGGCGCAGGCATCGACCCGCAATATCGTCTCGATCCTGCCTTCGGCCACGAAGCGGCTGGTTGCCGTTATCGCCTACGGTCAGGAGGAAGACAGCCGCAATGAGACCCGCGACTTCCTCGTTGATCTGGAAAGCGACACGACCGAACCGCGCATGATGGTGGTGGAACGCCAGCGTGCGGCCAAGATTGACCTCATTCCGGGGCAGGAGAGCGCGACACTGCCGCGCCCGGTCATCGACCAATCGTTGATCGTCATCGCCTGGGTGACGCTGAACACGACCGGTATCGAGGCCATTGCGATGGAAGCTGCCAACGCGCTGCCATCTGTCACGCGCAACGACACCCGCATTCGCTCGCTCGAAGTCTGGCGGACGCAGATTGAGCCGCGCATCAACACGATTGCCAGTGATATCACCGCGCTCAAAAAGGGCATGGCGGGCATGGCCGGCTCGGGCGAGCTGATCAATGTCATGCGTGACATTGCCCGCCTGAAAGAGAAAATGGAAATACCGGACGACGCGTCCGATTGGGCGTCGGACCGCTTCCTGACGACCAACGAAACCGACAACGAAAATATCGACCTGCTTTGCCTTGTCGAAGAGGGCGTTCGGTTTTCCCACGAGAACCGGAATGAAACGCAGATTTCCCTCTACAACCCGCTCGATCTCAACGCCTACGTGCCGGGCAACGGCTTGCTGCTGCCGGCGATCTCGGGGCGGGAAATCCGTTTGGCGTCTTCGGCGGGCGCTGTCGATGGTTCGATTGCCATTGCGCAGTACGGCTTTCAGACGCATGAGATGAAACAGTTGTCGGTTGCCCGTTCGCGCCTGCGCTATGGGCCTGCCTATAACGTCTGCAACAATTCGCAGTGGTGGGCCGATGGCGTCTACGATAGCGCCACCAACACCTTTAAGAAGAACGGCGAAACCTTCCTCGTTACCGGTACGCAAATTCTCGATAACGTCTATGGTCAATCGTGGTGGGATCCTCTGAACGCGCACACGCTCCTTCGCGTCCAGCAGTTTTGGGAGGACGAATGGAACGACAACTATTGGGTTGCGCAGGTCACCGACCGGACCGTATCGGGCGCGCAGATCGCGCAGACGTTCCTCAACTCGCAGGACGGTTGGCTTTCTGGCCTGAAGTTGCGTTTCACGGAAAAGGGCGCGGATGGCGATGTGCACATTTCCATCGGCTACACCACGGCCAGCGGATCGCCTGACCCCGAGCATCTTGTGACGCATGTCACGATCCCCTACGCCAGTATCAAGGTTGCGCCGAACGATACCTATGTTGCCATCCCGCCCGTGTTTCTCGAAGCCGGGCAGCGCTATGCTTTGATTATCACCACGCTTGGCAACCACAAGGTCGCGGTCGTTGACAGCAACAAGTATGCGCAGGGCACGTTGTTTTACTCGACAGACGGCGCCTACTATCAAGGCGATCTGACGAGAGACCTGTATTTCCAGATGGAATATCTGGTCTTCAAGGCGTCTCGCGTCGAAATCGAGTTGGCCGCGCTGACGCTTTCGGGCGGCATCGCTTCCATCGATATCCTTGCCGGAACGATCAAGCCGAAATCCTGCGAGATTGAACATCAGGTGATGATCAACGGCGCATGGAAGCCGTTGAACGTGTTAACGCCTAATCTGCTGGTGGGCTTGCCGCCGCTGCTCCGCCATCGTGTGGTGATGACCGGCACGAATGCCGTTGCGCCCGCTCTGGAGATACCGAGCAGCCGCATACGCATCTGGCGACAGCGGACCACGCTGAAACACATTTCGACGCGCCGAACGCTTGCTACCTCGGCGACGACGATCACGGTTCAGCTCATCATAGCCAAGTTCGAAGCGGATCGGCACACGATCACGGTCAAGTTGCGCAAGGATGACAATACGCTGATCGAAAGCAGCGGCTTTGTGGATCAGCCCATCGATCCCGGTCGTTTCCGACGCACCTACAGCTTTACCGCCACCCCGGCAATCAACGCCTACAAAATCCAGATCGACGGCACCACAAACAATGCCCTCGTTCCTTTCCATGTCGAAGAGCGCGTTGACGTAGCGCTCTAAATTTCCCGGAGACGAAACATGCCTGCCAAAAGCACCACGCCGGCCTTCAAGCCGGACGCGGACTACCGCGTCCAAGTCGCAACCGTCGTCAAGGTCGCGGGGCTGACTATTCGCCCAAGCCAGGGCGGCACCATCAAGGGTGTTCTCGCCGACCAGATCAAAAATCAAATCCTCTCCTTCGAGGAAATCACCGCAGTACAGGAGTGACCGGTTATGCGCCGACTGGATCAATATCAAATCAGGGTCGGCGATGATCTCGGCGATCCCGATTACTGGAACAGGCGCTTCGAAGATGTCGATTTGCGCCTTCATGGACAGGAGGAAATCGAAAAGGATTGGCGGTCGGCTGTTCGCGAATTGCAGGAAAACGGATTGAAGCGGATCGATGAAGCCGTGTCGCCGCTCATTGCGCAATTGCAGGAGGACCTACAGCTTGGGGCCGTCTTCATCGCGGAAAGCAACTCTGCTATCGAGGTGAAGACCGGTCCGATGACCATCGGTATCAGCTCGACCAACAAGCGTCGCTATTCCCCGGCTGCCTACTTGGCGCTGGTCACACGCGATGCTCCTTATGGTGTGATGTTGGGCCGGTTGATTTCCTACAATCGTGACAGCGGTTCGCTCGCCGTCGATATCGAACGGACCTTTGGCGCGGGCGATCCCATCCGCGCCAACTGGATTATCTCAGCCACGTCCCATATCGATTATCAGGCCGACCGAGTCTATCGCGAGGCCGGCGGCGGACTGGCGTCCACGACCGTCGAAGATGCCCTTCGGGAAGTCCTTTCCCTGACAGTGCCGAAAACGCGTTCGATCACTGCGGGGACCGGATTGAGGGGCGGCGGCGAGATGGTGAGCGACCTTACTCTATCGCTCGACCTCGCTTATAGCGATGTCCGTTATGTGAAGGCGCAGGACTATGACCGGCATCGCCATCCGTGGTCGGAAATTGACGACAAGCCGACGACGCTTGGCGGTTATGGGATTGGCGATGCTCACACCAAAGCCGAAATCTTCAACCTCCTGACTGGCAAGCAGGACAAGCTCTCGTACGTTGCCGAAGATGTTGCCAATAAGGGGAAGCCCGACGGATATGTGCCGCTCGGCCCTGATGGCAAGATTTCCGGGACGTTTCTTCCCGTCGATGGCAGCTTTCTTGGGGTTTACGACGCCGCGACGAACACGCCGGCCATCTCGTCCGGTTCGGGAAATCAGGGTGATTTTTGGGTTGTCTCTGTACCCGGCAAGGTCGCCGCCGATGATGTCGGAGACGTCTCGGCTGGCGACCAGTTGCGCCGTGGCCCAACTCGTTGGGAGCGTGTTCCGACGTTCACCGCTGTTTCCTCGGTCGCTGGAAAAACAGGCGTCATCACGCTGAATGCCGGCGACATTGCCGACAGCGGCGCAACCGGTCGCGCGATCCTCAAGGCGGGCGATGTGGCAGCGGCGAAGGCTGCGTTGTCGCTTGCCGTCGCCGATTTGCCGGATTTCTCGACGGCGTGGACAGCCGCATTTGAGGGAGCGTCGTCAGTATATGGCCGCTCTTTGGCTGCGGCAGTAGATGCCGGCGCGACCCGCGTTTTACTGCAACTCGGTTCCGCAGCATTGCAGGCATCGACGGCATTTGCTGCCGCTTCCCATGTCGGGGCCGGCGGAGTTGCCGCTCATCCGGACGCAACAACCACGACCAGCGGCTTTCTGTCGGCTGGCGACAAAACCAAACTCAACGGCGTTGCGGCTGGAGCCAATAACTATGTCCATCCGACCGGGGACGGCAACCTGCATGTGCCGGCCACAGGTATCGGTAGTTCGAAAAAGGTCCTGACTGCCGGCGGTGCTGCCGGGTCGATGACGTGGAGCTTCGTGGACTTTGCCGATGTCGCCGGCAAGCCGACCAGCTTGGCGGGCTATGGCATTGCCGACGCATATTCAGTGTCCACCGTTGATGCGTTGCTGGCCGGCAAACAGGCGAGCCTTGGCTATTCGGCGGAGAACATCGCCAACAAAGGGGTCGCGAACGGCTACGCCTCGCTAGACGGGGCGGGCAAAATTCCGGCAACGCAACTGCCCGCATCTGCGATCACCGACACCTTTGTCGTTGCAACGCAGGCCGCAATGTTGGCGCTGGCGGTGCAAAGGGGCGATGTCGCGATCCGCACCGATCTCAACAAAAGCTTCATCTTGCAGGCCGAGCCGGCGAACGTGCTGGCGAACTGGCAGGAGCTGCGCACACCAACCGACGTTGTGCAGTCTGTTGCCGGCCGGCAAGGTGCGGTCACGCTGACATCGGCCGATCTGACGGACGCGACGGCGCCGGGAAAGGCGTTGCTAACTGCCGCCGACAGCGCGGCTCAACGCACCGCCCTTTCACTTGGAAACGTCAACAATACGTCGGATGCGGCCAAGCCAATTTCGAACGCAACCCAAACGGCTCTGAACCTGAAATCCGATACCGGCCACAAGCACGCTATCGCGGACATAACGAACCTCCAGACAACGTTGGACACCAAGCAGGCCAGCCTTGGTTATGCACCGGTCAATCGCACTGGCGATATCATGTCCGGCTCCCTCGAAATAAGGATGACCGATCCCAGCATTTGGCTGCATCATCCGAATGTGAAGCGTGGGCGATGGGTGGTTGATGGCAATGGTTCTCTTATTTGGCAGGACCAAGGTGGCCAAATCCATTTCTATATTACTGCCAACGGAGCCGTCTGGACCCAACAGTTCGGCGACCTCAATCAGCGGATAGAAGATCGCGCCAGCGCATGGGCACAAGCTCACGTTGCCAATGCAGTCACCAATTCACAGATGGCGGGGTACGTCGAGGTGCTGATGTCCAACGGCTCGGTCATCAACAACGGTGCTTATGTTTTGACCATGGCGCAGCGCGTGAGCGGCGACCAATACAGGTTCGGCTCTCGTCAGCCGCAGCTCTACATTCAAAATCGCGGCTGGTTTGCCGCTTTCCCATTCTGAGGGATGCTATGCACGATTTCGGAAAACTAACAGGGCAAGTTGAAGCGGTTGAGCTTGCGGGCGGGCAGGTGGTTCAAATCTATGTCTTCTACGACGCTGCTAATACCGAATGGCATGATTTATACAAATCGCTGCCGCCATTCGATTTCTATGTGGCACTGGACGATAACGATTGCGTTGTTTCGATGGAGCCGGACCCGGAACATTCACAGATCGCCGGCTATCGGATCATAGGTATCAGCAAGGCGGAGGCCGGCGACTTCACGCGCGGTCCCGGCGGAACTGTCTACGGGATGAAGTGGAGCGGCAACCGGATCGTGAATCCAATCGATCTCATGTCCCCGGAAGAGAGGCGCGCGGCTATGCCGCCTCTCACGCCACGCCAGTTCCGTGACGCTCTGATCGATAACGATATCATGCCGGACGACGTGACGGCTGCTATCAATCAGATTGCCGATAGCAAGGCGAGGGCGAAGGCGCTCAATGCGTGGGAATATCCGACCGAGTTTCTGCGTACGGACCAATTGCTTGAGCAAATCGGGGCTTCGTTCAGCCTCTCCCCGGATGCGATCGATGCCATGTGGGCGGCGGCAACGTACCGATAGCACGCCAATCCGCGCCCAACATTCTCTTCCTTGCTGAATTCAGCCCGCCGGTTTCGGCGGGTTGTTCCATCTCGGCCGTGCTGCTTTTGGCAGGCGGCGCAATTCTCAAACTCATCTGTCACTTTTAATGGAGACCATTCATGGCCGACCTGTCCTATGCCCATGGCGTGACACTTGCCGAAAGCGCGGAAACCCCGTCGCTTCTGCGTGTCCAACGTAACGGCATCACCCTTATCAATGGTACGGCACCCGACGCGGACGCCGCCGCCTTTCCCGCGAACTATCCGACGCTGATTACGTCTCTGCCGCAAGCGGCAGCGCTCGGCGCGGCGGGCACGCTTCTGGAAGATGTGACCACCGTTTTCAACGAAGGTGGCTCGTGGTGCATCGTCAACCGTGTGCCGGATAGCGCCGACGCTGCCACGTTGCAAAGCAATCTCCTTGGCGATGCGGTCGCCCGTACCGGCCTTTATGCCGCGCTGCGCGCCAAGGCGATTACCGGCTATCAGCCGCACGTGGTGATCACTGCCGGCAATACCGGCGCCTGGGTGGAAGGTGGCGTCGTTTCGATTTCGCTTTCGGAGCAGGGCGCAAAGCTGACGGAATCGCCCATTGTGGAAGCGACCGGCGGCGGCAACGATCCAGGCAAGGTTTTGCCTAAGCTTGAGGCGGTTATGGGCATGGGAGCGAATGCCGACAAGGTTGTTGCCGTGCGGGTTGTCGAGCCGGGCAGGGCGTTGTCGCAGCCGCCGACAATCACCTTTACCGGCGGTGGCGACGATGCCGACAAGGTTCTGCCGGCGGCGACGGCCAATGTGGGCGATGTTGCCAATCCGTTTGTCTCGGCACTCAACGTTATTTGCCCGAAAATCCGGGCGCGAGCCTACATCACCGGTCCGAATACCACGAACGCAGAAGCCGTCCGCTTCCGCCGTACGATCAACGGCGGTCGCATTCTCATCATCGATCCGAAGACCATCAAGAACGTCAGCGGCGTTCCGGTCACAAAGCCGGTGGCGGCCGTCTTTGCCGGGGTGCGCGCCCGCGTGGTTGCTTCGTCGGAGGGCGTGTCCGGTTCGGTCTCGAACAAGATCATTCGCACGATCGATGGCGTTGCCCGGACAATCTCCTACCCGGATGACAGCAACTATCTGAACGAAAAGCAGGTCGCCACCATCATCAATGAGCGCGGCGGCTTCCGCACTTGGGGCAGTCGCCTCGCTACCGATGACGACCTTTGGCAGTTCGATAGCGTGCGCGCGACCGCCGACATGGTGAATGAGGCTTTGGAAGACCTCTATTTCCTTTATGTGGACCGCAAGTTCACCAAGGGAAATCTCAAGATGCTGATCGAGGACGGTAACGCCGCGCTTCGGGTCTTCAAAAACAATGAGGACATCCTTGGCGGGCGTGTCTGGCTGGCGGATATCAATGAGCCGACCACGCTCGCCGCCGGCAAACTCTTCCTCGACGTGGAGTTTGAGCCGGTCGGCCTGATGGAGCAAATCCACGTCACCACACACCGCAACATTCTCTACTACCGGCTTTTGCTGGACGAGGTGAATGGTGCCATCGAAACCGGCCCGCTTTCGCTCGCCGCTTGATCAAGGACAATCTGACATGGCAGAAAAGACCCTACCCAGCTACATCATCCGCGATTGCATGATGTGGGCCGACCGTCAAAGCAAACTCGGCCAGATCGGCGACATCACCGTGCCCGTGCCCGAAGCCAAGCGCGAAGACGTGCGCAACGCCGGCATGATCAAAGCCCGCAAGGTCAACCTCGGCTATGAGGCGCTGGAATTCAAGTTCAAGATGCCGGGTCTCGACCCGCAGATTTTGAAGCTCCACGGCGTCAAGCCGGGCGTTGACACACCGTTCATGGTGACCGGCGCACTCGTCGATGAAGACGGCACCACGCATAGCGCGGTGCTCTCCATTCGCGGCAAAATGTATAAGCCCGATCACGGCACATGGAAGCCCGGCGACCTTGCCGAGAACGACTATGCCGTTGACGTGAATTATTACAAACTCGAAATCGACGGCGAGGAAATCTACGAGATGGACGACTTTGATTTCAAGGTCGGCGGCGTCTCGCAATACGGCGATATCCGCAACGCTCTGCTGCTGTAAGGCGGCACCTTCCCCCCGACAATCTCCCTTTATCAAGCCCGCTTTATGCGGGCCATTTTCTTCGAGGAATCATCATGACCGAAGTTGTCAGACTCACTCTTTCCAAGCCCGTCACCCACAACGAAATCGCCTATTCCGATCTGACTTTCCGAGAGGCGACCGTGGGCGACTTCATGGCCGGCGATCAGTTCAAGGGCGAGATATCGCAGAACGTCGCCGTTCTCTCCGCGATTTCAGACGTGCCGATTCCGGCCTTCAAGAAGATCTGCGCCGCCGATTATCGGCGCATTCTTGATGCGACCAAGGACATTTTGGGAAACGCATAAATCAACACGATTGGCGCTTAGTCGCCCTGTTCGTTGCCCGCTTCGCCCACACACCGCTCGATGTTATCGAGCGGTGGTCACCTGAAAAATTGATCGCCTATTTCGACACGGCTCGCGCCCTGCGTGATGCGCTGGAGGGAATATCATGACCACACTTCAAAGCACCCTCCGGGTTTCGCTTCTGGACGATGTGACGGCTCGCGCCAAGCATATCACGCGAGCGCTCGACGGCCTCCGGGCGCAGCAGCGGGCGACCTTTGCGCCTATTCGCAGTATGGTCGGGCAGGCGGTTGTGTTTGGTGCTGGCTATCTTGGTGTGAGGGAGGGTTTGCGTGCCACGGCGGGCGAGGCGATCAATTTCGAGTCCGCATTTGCCGATGTCAAAAAGGTGGTCGATGCGTCAAGCGAGCAGTTCGAGACCATGCGCCGTAGTATCCGGCGCATGTCTGGCGAAATCCCGATGTCCGCCGATAACATCGCGGCCCTCTACGCCGCTGCTGGTGAGTCCGGTATCGCAACACAGGATTTGCAGGGCTTTGCCGAAATGGCCTCGCGCGTTGGCATCGCCTTCGACATCACGGCGGAAAAGGCCGGCTCTAGCCTGGCTAAGCTGAAAACGCAGTTCGGCTTGACGGTTGCCGAAACTGGCGACCTCGCCGATGTGATGAACCATCTGTCGAACAACATGGCGAGCAAGGCGTCTGAAATTACAGACTTCATGCTGCGCGTCGGTGCGCTCGGCAAGATCGCCGGCTTTACGAAAGAACAGGTTGCCGGCATCGGTAGCGCCATGATCGCAGCCGGCGCGGAACCGGAAGTGGCGGCGACCGCGATGCAGAACGTAACGAAGGCTTTGACGCGGGGCGCATCCGCGAAAAAGAGTCAGCGCGAAGTGGCGGCAAGGCTCGGTCTCGACCTGCCGAAGATCGCCAAGGAAATGCAGAAGGATGCGCCGGCGGCGCTAAAAAAAGTTCTCGCCGCCATCGCCAAGGCTCCGAAAGATCAACAGATATCCATTGTCTCCGACTTCTTCGGTGACGAGGCCAAAGCGTTCATTCCGCTGGTCGGCAACGTGAAGCTTCTGGACGATGCGCTTGCCAGCGTCAGCGACCGCACGAAGTATGCCGGCTCTGCCATGAACGAGTATAAGCAGCGTGCCAGCACTACCGGCAATGCGCTCGAGCTTTTGGGTAACAAGGTATCCAACATCTTTTGGGAAGTTGGGGACAGCATGTTGCCTTCGATCCGGGAAGGCGCGCAAGCAATCAGTGATGTCTTGGATACGCTCGGAAGCCGGGCGACCATCTTCGATCAAATCAAAGTCGGGGCGCAGGGCTTTGCGAAAGGCTTCGGCTACGATGGCGGTATCCGCGAGTTGGTCAACGACGTTAGCGACCTGATGCTTGGGAAGGTCGATCCGAACGCAGGCGAAAACCTTGGCCGCTTCTTTATGAAGGCGAAGGAATGGGGGGCATCCATTCGTGAGTTGACGGACGCCATTCGTGAAAACCCTATTGCCACGTTCTTTGCGGAAATGGCGGGCTATGGTTTCAAGCTCATGCTGTGGGGAGCGGGTTTTGCCTTTCTCGCCGGCACTGTTCGCAAGCTGGCAACCGCGATGTTTCTGCTGTCGGGTGCAAGCACGTTGCTTGGTGCGCTCAAGACGGTCGGCTCCATCGCGGCGATTGTCGGTGGTGGAACGGCGACTGCGGGCGGCGTGGCGGCAACAGCTGCAACCGGAGCTGCTGCGGGCGGTGCTGCTACTGGCTTGCTAGGCGGCTGGTCGACAATGCTTAAAGGGTTTGCGCGTCTTGGGATATATGGCATGGCCGGGGCGGGCGCGTGGGAGTTTGGCGAGCAGAGCTATACCGGCGACACGTTTTACAAACAGGGAAAGGCTTGGTTGCCCGGCCCGGAAGATGCTTTGCATGGCATCGGTTCGTATCTGAAGTCATTCGCCATGCCCGCAAATGGCCCGGCTCCGACTGGCGTCTATGCACAATCTGCGATTGATAGCGCGCGTGCAGCCCGCGCCGCCGGTTTGGGAGGATCAGCCACGGAAACCCTGCCCGGCAAGACGGCCGACGATCTTGGCTTGATAACTGCCCGTATCGATGCATCGTCCATTGCGGCGATGAGCCGACCGAGCGGAACGCAAGATGTTCGAGTCGTTAATCAGCAGCCGCCAAATATCACGGTGCATGCGCCGATCTCGATAACCGGAGTTGCTGACCCGCAAGTGGCGGCCGGTGCCGCGATTGCTCAGCTCGGCGCGGCAATAAAGAATGCGGCCGATACGCAATTCAGCGATTAGGCTCAGGATCATAAACGAACGAAAATCAGCCGTCGGCATGAGGCTCAGGCCGCCAGTATTCTTGGCCTGCAGAGGACCGGAATTGATGGAAGGCGGACCTTCGATGGCCCGCTCTCCCGTCGCTCATATACGCAGTTGATACTTAATCACCATCTGAAGGGGTTAAATATTTTGTCAATATCGCGCCCTGTTTTATTGATGACCGATTCTTTACCCCCTGCAATGTTGCCGCGCCGAAGCTCTTCGAAGTCAATTCTGGTTGCCTTCTCAGGCAGGACAGTTGTAATGCCGAGAACTTCCCGCGCAAAATCATACACACCGCGAGGCACCTGCGTTTGCTTCGAACATCCCTGCGCGTCACCTACAACTAGGTTAACCTCGACATCTGCTTTCTTCCCATACTTTTCACCTTCAATGATGAGAGCAGCAGCAATTGGTATTTTCATACCGTCGTAGTCAACTAATTCCTTATAGGGGTCTTTGGAAGCTTTGAATTTGGCAGAAAGACTATCTAAAGTCTTTCCATTCTCTGCTCTCCAATCCTCGAACTTCTTGCTCGCATCCTTGAAGCACACCTCTTGCGCAGAGGAGTTGATTGGAACCAGTGTGCAAATTGCTACTGCAACCAAATAATGCCTAATGTGTAACATCTTTGGTCCTCCCCATCTCCGACCGTCTTTATCATACATTAAACGCGGCGGTTGTGGTCCCTATCAGAAAGAGGTAGAGGGCGTTGAAGTGGACGGTCTGCCGAAGCCGGATAAAGGTTGCACGGACACGGGATCCCTATGCGTATGGGCAGATCGCAGTAGCGTCGAAGATAGCCTAACTAACTGCCTTCGCAGTTGACGTTTGAGCCCATGCATTCTCTCCGACGTTCATTGCTTGCTACAAAAACAGCTCAATTATAGGTAGATTATGACGGGTGTAACATCGATGATGCTAGGAGGCTATGCCTTCGAGGCGTTGGGCTTTGGCTATCAGAATATCAAGCGCAAGGTGAATACCCCTTGGGTTGAGATCTCCGTGGGCCAAACCCTTAATCCGCAGCAATGGACCGGACCAACGTCCGACGAAGTGACGATTCAGGGCGTTTTATTTCCGGAAGAATTCGGGGGGCAATCGCAGCTTGACGGCATCATAGCGGCGTCAATGGCCGGAACTGAAATGATGCTGGTCAGTGGCGATGCGATGGAAGGCATTATTCGCGGCATGTTCACGGTGCAATCCGTCGAGGAAGATCAATCGTTCCACGATGCCAAGGGTGCGCCTCGCCGTAATGCCTACGTAATCTCGCTCAAGCGGAACCGGACGGAAACGGCGGCGGGTGCCGCCGGGTTGGTCGATAGCGCAAGCTCTTTGCTTTCCAAACTTTTTCGGTGATCAGATGGCGACCATTTACACCACGCGACAGGGCGAGACGGTCGATCTTGCCTGCCTCGCTCACTACGGACGGACGGCGGGCGTTGTCGAAGCGGTGCTTGCCGCTAATCGCGGCCTTGCCGCCCTTGGTCCCGTCCTGCCGCTCGGCATGGGAATCATCATGCCCGACATGCCGAGCGCGAGCGTGGAACGTCGGCTGATTAGCCTTTGGGATTGAACATGGAGCCTCGTGTCGAAATTACTGTCGATGGCGTTCCCGTCGCTGGGCAGTTCTATGAGCGACTGATTTCGGTCACGGTGACGGATGAAGAGGGATTGAAGTCGGATACGGTCGATATCGAGCTGAACGACGGCCCGCCGAATTTCCTTGCTCTGCCGCGCAAGGGTGCCGTGATCTCTGTCAAAATGGGATATGGCAACAACCTCGTGCCAAAGGGGCAATTCACGGCTGACAAGATCAGCCTCGATTGCTTGCCCTATAAGATGTCGATAGCGGGCAGGGCGGCGGACCTGCGCAGCGGCAAGTTGAAAGAGCGGCAGGAACGCGCTTGGGATAAGGTCACGCTCGGCGATCTCATATCCGACATTGCCGGCGAAAGCGGGCTGACACCCGCCGTGGACACCGATCTAGCGGCACATCGCTACGAATGGATAGGGCAGCAGGACGAGACGAATATCCATTTCCTGCGGCGGCTGGCTGACCGGCATAACGCCCTCTTCGCGATCAAGCAGGGGCGGTTATTGTTTGCCCGGCGCGGCTCGGGCCTGTCGGCCTCCGGCTCGTCTCTCGGCTCGATCATCCTGACGCCTGCCGTCATCAAAACCGGCACGCTGAAAGTCGATATCAACGACCGCACGAAGTACAGCAAGGTTGTGTCCTACTATCAGGATGCGGAAAAGGCGAAGCGGGTCGAAATCGAGGCGGCCGCGGATGCCGATGGCGATAGCATCTACCGCATACCCGAAGCGTTTTCTTCGCCGGCAGAAGCTGACAAGGCGGCGCGTGCCAAGGCGAAAGAGCTTGCGCGCGGGGAGGGCAACGTCTCGGTGGCGGTGGTGGGCGATCCGCAGATTGAGGCAGGCTTGCCTCTGCTATTCGCAGGCGTTCGTCCTGGGCTCGACGGCGTGCCGTACATCATCAAGACGGCGCGGTCCAAATATACGAAAACCTCGGGCTTCGAAGTTGAAGTGTCCGGACGGCTTTATGACGGCAAGTCGGCGACGGAAGGCGAGGGCAGTATGGAGAGAGCGGCCGAAGCTGGTGACCCGTCCGAATCAGCGGACGCCGGCGGAAAGGTTGCTCCAAATAGCGCGCCGGGCACTCCCGCCACGCCTTCGGCATTCCTCACGCCCCGCCGGTCCGGCCGAACGGACGAGAACTAGTTGGCAGCGCATTAGCGGGCGGGTTCGTTACCGCTTTCACCGCGAAGCGGACACCAGAAAACGCTGGTCACTGTCCCGTTTTCCTATAGTGGCCTGCGTTGTCGAGGCTTGGCATAACGACATACCGAAACGGCTTGTGTATGGTCACTTCTGACCGAGGGGATATTAATGAACTCAGATGTTTGGCAAAGCTTACTACATTTGGAAAGCCGAGATATCGTCAGCGATTGGTTTGAAAGGATTCACGGAAGGAAACTGAACGCACGACGGGCGAAGGAAATTATCGCTTCCGCACGACAGGGACGTGAGTATTTTCGCAGCGCATCTACGGCGTCGTTCGCCGTTCGACCTCTTCTCGCTTTTTATGGTGTTGCCTCCCTCTGCCGTTCGTTGACGCTATTGCATCGTAGGGACTCTGGCGAGGAGGGATTGAGGCAGGGGCACGGATTAGAAGCGATAGCGTGGTCCGCGACGTTATCGAGCGATCTACCTGTCGCGCTAGCCTCGATCAGTAAGCTTCGCGTACGCACATGCGGAGGACTGTTCTCAGACCTCGTCGCGGCAACCCACAAACGCACGATGTTGCGGGTCTATGATCGCACTATCCCTGTCCCATTCGATAATGAAGAACAGCGCCTTGGGCGGGAAACGTCGCTCTCGGATATACTGGATCGGCTTCCCGACATATCCACTGATGTTTCAGCTGAACGCCCGCGACGATGGATCCGACTCAAGAACTTTGTCTATTCTCCCGATTCCGGTGCGACGATTACTGTTCACGGCACGCCTGATCATCCCGTATGTATCGAATATGCGGGTGCCGGATTTGAGCTTTCGCCAGAAGAGGACCCTTATGACGCTAGCGCTGAAAGAACCGTTCTCAAGATAGATGAAACCGGAGTCAAAAAATATTTCCCACAAGTACTAGACACGCGAGTTATTCGTACGATGGGCGGCAATCCGAGCCCGCATCTAGTGTCGAGATTCTCCCCAGACGCTTGGTTTTCTCAGCTATCCATAACTTATATGGTTTCTTTCATCCTTGGAATGTTGGCTCGATATTTCCCGACGCACTGGGGTGCATTGATGGGAGGTGAGAAGGGAGACGCAATATGGCCGAATATCAATGCGGCTCAGACGTATGTTGAAGCTGCGTTACCTGAGTTGGTGCTTGAAGTTATCGCTGATTCCCTCTTTGCGCCCCGCCTTGAAGTGGCGGACGGTTCTCTATCAAATGCGTCGGGAGATGCCTAACGTTGGTATGAGGACGATAAATCGGCCGTGACGGATACCGTTACCTGCGAAGGCAGGTTCCCTCGGTGCCGAGGCGGCTAGGCAGCTTTCGGCCTGCCAGTCTGACGCGGTCGGTAATGGGCATGCATCAAAAGCGGGTCGCGTTGGCTCGCGCGTAGCAGCATCTTGACGGCATGACTGATCGGTGCGCCGGCGCGGTAATTCTTCCATGTACGCAGACTGACGCCAAGAAAATCTGCTGCCTCATTGTTGGAAAGGCCGATTTCCTCCTGCCATTTGCGCAGATCCTCAACCGCGAAATCGCGTTGGTCCTCTGCGATCTGGAAAAGGTGAAAGGCATCTATCGCCAGATCGTCGCCGGCCCATTCGACCGTTGCGCCATAGTCCGCAACAGTCGCGGTTTTCCAGACATCCGCGGACTTCAGCGGAGCCAGAAGTTCGCCGCCCGTTGCAATCCAGCCGACAAGATTGGCGGCGGATGCCGGGGCGTCCTTCCATTGAATTTCCAGCGTCATGTTCGACGCTGGCGTAACGCTTTCAATGCGGGGCGTGTCCATATCTGTTTTCCTTCTTCAAGCGATGGGAAAGCGGGGGTTTGTCCGGTTCCACTCGGCGGCAATCGCCGCCCTGTTCTTTGCTGCCCATTCAAGGGCGGTGTCGTGTGCCTTGCGGGCCAGCTTGCCGCGCAGGATTTCCAGCGTGGCAATCTCAACCAGCGCATCCCCATCCGGGGTGATGACGTGGAAGTGCGGGGGCAAATGGTCGTTCGCATAGACCCGAATGATGATGTTTCCGATTTGAACCAGTTTGCCCATATACCCCTCGCTTCGATGGGTAAAACATAGGGCATATTATGCACTATGTAAAGATACGTGGTGCAATTTTTACCCCAAAATATGGAGAGAAATTATGGCTTATACGCTGTCGACGCGGAGCAATTCGCGCCTTATTTGCGTCCACCCTGATCTTGTGCGCGTCGTGCGTCGCGCAATCCAGATCACAGAGGTTGATTTCACCGTGCTTGAGGGCGTCCGTGACATCGGACGCCAAAAGGAGATGGTATCATCCGGCGCATCCACGACGATGAATTCGCGGCATCTGCGGGCGGAAAACGGCTACGGCCATGCGGTCGATCTCGCGCCGGTCGTCAACGGCTCCGTCTCTTGGGATTGGCCGCTCTATCACAAGATCGCCAAGGCCATGAAGCAGGCGGCAAAGGAACTCCGCATTGCCGTCGAGTGGGGCGGAGACTGGAAGACGTTTAAGGATGGCCCGCACTGGCAGTTGCCCTGGAAGCAATACCCTTCGAAGGGGCCGGTTGCTGGCGCCAAGTACACGGCGGAGACGGAGACGCAAGCCAAATCCAGGGCGGTGGCGCTGGTTGCCGGCGGCGTCGGCGCGGCGGCACCTATCGCTCAAGAGCCGCTTGTGAAGGCCGTCGAAGTCGTTTCGGCCCAACAGGGCGATCTCTCGTCCGGCGACTGGCTGCGGATGGCTATCGCCGTGGTCGTAGTTGGCCTCACCCTCTACGTCGCTTGGCGGAAGCTCTCATGACGCCATTCGACATTATCAAGATTGGAGGCGGCATCGTAATCGGTGCCGCCTTGGCGTCCGCGCCGGCCTATCTGGTCGGCAAGCGCGCGGCCAAAACCGAGATTGCGGCAGGCCTTCAGGAAAGCCGTGTCACCATCCTTAAAGACGGACAAAAGATCGATGCGAAAGTATTTCAGGCTGACGATGTTGATTTGTGCTTGTTGCTCGGCGGCTGCGTGCAGCCCGACAACCAAGGCAATTGAGCCGTGCGATCTTCTGGTGCCTATGGACCCGATGCCAGAGACCAACAGCTATCTTGTCGGCCATGACAGGCCGGTTGCCATCAATATCGCTCGCCATCGCGGGCGCTTTGCTCAATACAATTGCGGAAAGCCCGGCTGATGTCAGACAAATACAATTCGCTCTATGAGCTGCTGGATGCTTGGGGTGGCGGCGCGCTCTCGACTATCGTCGGCGCGATGGTTGGCCGGGCCATGTGGCATAGCAACGAAGCGCGCAAGGGGCGTCGGAAATTCTTCGGCCTCGAACTGCTTTGGGAAATCCCGGTTGCCTTCGGAATGGCGTTCATAGGGGAGGGGATTGCCTCCTATCTGAACGTCGGACCGCCGGCCACAACGGGCCTGATTGCCGGGCTGGCCTACCTCGGGCCACGCGGCACGGAAGTGTTGTTTCAGAAATGGTTTTCCCGTCGGATTGCGGGTAAATAGCTACCTAATTGAGAGGCCGCCTTGCGCATGCAAGGCGGCCTTTGCTTTAAAGCGGTCCTACTGGACTGGCATTGCCCCCAGGTGCGGATCCTGTGACTTTGTCGACAACGAAAAAGTAAATCGCCTCCATATCGGGCAACACTTGAGCAAGAGCGTCTCTTGGGCTCATGAACGGGGCCGGATCGCTTTTGGCGAATCGAAATTGCATCGTGTTGTGCGACTTCGCGATAGCAATCACGCATCGCCTAAATGACTGGCTAGGTGTGAAGCCAATGGCTTCGGCTGCCTCAAGCCTGCGAACTAGGTCGTGGCCGCTCTGGCCGCGCTTCTCTCCTGAAGCGCGCAAATAAGATGTCAGCGAAAGCTCGATCGCATGTGCGAGAAGAAAGCTCGACGGATGCAACATAGGGTAGTCGTAAACGAAATCGCTGTATGGGCCGTTCGCCCTTGGGCCGAGCACTCTCCTCACGGCCTCAAGGTAAATCAGCGCTTGGTAAGCGTCGTCCATGGCATACTGCGCCGATGTTTTGGGTACAGGTTTCGTTTGATCATTCGGCGCGTGGGACATGTTCAAGGAATCCGGTGTCGAGGGTCAACTGTCGCGCATTCATGTTCGCATCAAACCAGATCAGCTCCGCAAGCTCGCTATCGTCTGCTTGCAGATGGAGCTTTACCACAAGCATTGCCGGAGACCGTATTCCTGTGGTGCGCACAATGTCGCCTTGACGGATGGTTTCGCTCATTTTCTGTTGCTTTGCAGTTTACGGGCGTGATGCCGATGCAATAGCAATCTTCCATTCGTCTGGTCCACCCAAGTCGCGGCCATATCCCCAACGCCCGTTCTCGCCTTCCTCTAAACAAATCTCAACGGAATGGATGGGTATCGGTGCGGGTTTCGTCGCTCATAGCAATGGCGGCTCCGGATCGTTGGGAATGGGGTCGATAATGTCGGGCCGGTTGTTCTTTACATTCCCAACGTCCTTGCCGATTTTCCACATGGTCATCAGATCGGAGGGAAACGGTTTCATAAGGTCGGCAGGGTCCGGCTCGGGCGACAGCCAACGCTCATAGTCTTCCGGGTGCAGGATGACCGGCATTCGGTCGTGAATCTTTCCCATTATTTCGTTTGGAGCGCAGGTCACGACAGCGAAGGTCCGCTTATCGAGGCCGGTATCTCGATCTCGCCGAAGCGACCAGATGCCGGCAAGCGCAAAGGGACTGCCGTCCTTCATGGCAATGGCATAGGGTTGCTTGTTCTTGCCGGTCCCGTAGATGTCTTTCCATTCGAAAAAACCATTGATCGGGACGAGGCAGCGCTTTGACTTGTAGGCTTGCCGAAACATGCCGTTCGTTTGGATTCCTTCCGCCTTGGCATTGATCGGCGCGGGCTTGCCGGGCTGCTCGTCTTTTGCCCATTCGGGCACAAATCCCCATTTGGCCGATGCAAAGATAGGGCCGGTGATATCCGGCTCTCCGACGATATCCCTGATAATGACGGGATAGGATTGCGTCGGTGCGCCATTGTAGTTCGGAAAGCTGTTTGACAGCGGCTCCGTATCACCGGGGCCGGCGAATGAAAAATTCGCAAGCAGCTCGCGCAATGATGCTTTGATATAAATGCGACCGCACATGCCTTCTCTCCCTAAGCCTGCCGTCCATTAAGTCTCGCAATGGCGTCATAGCATTTCTCTGCTCGACATGCCGCCTCTCGGGCCGACCACTCCCAACCGGCAGAACGGCATTCCCGCTCCGGACGCTCAAGCGGCACATGCTCGACCAGCCAAAACCATTTATCCCGCTGGGCCGTATAGTCGATCTGAAAAATGCGCCCAATGCAGGCGCCGCACTTGTAGCCAACGAAGTCATTTCCGCTTCGATCTGCCCACGTATGCCGCCATTTGTATTGAGGCTTCTCGTCGGATTTGATGGATTCAAAACCTTTCCATCCATTCCACTCGATAGCCTTTGGCGGCTCCGGTTCTTTCTCGATTTCCGCTACCGAATAGTCTGAAAGCATCTTCGCCCGCACCTGATCGGCGACCAGATCAACAACCGCTTCCTTTTCTTCGGTTGAGACGCTTGCCAAATTAAAGGCCGTTTGCTCATCAATGCCGAGCAATATTGCTTCAATCTTTTCGGCGATCTCTTCCGGGGCGGCGAGTTGCCCTCCCTTGGCAACTTTCACCGAACGCACAAGCTCTTTCGCCATGTCGTGCGCGATGTAAGGCACGACAGAGAGCTTGCGGCGCTTTCCTACGGCATAGCCCGCAAAGTCTCGCCTCGTCTGTTTACTGATTCTCTCCATGCAAACTGAAGCGACAAAGCGCAGGGTTTCATAAGCAGGTGTGACGGAACGGATATCGCGCGGCATAAATCTTCCTCGTTTCCTCATTGGTGCCGCCTTTTGTTCTTATTATGTTCTGGGTCAACGAGGAGTCAAGGCCGATCTCTGTCGGCACGGGCATGGTATTTAAGAGGTGGGAGAATCGGCTTTCCGCTAGCGCGGCTCTGATGAGCAGCTAATGGCGTGGCAATCCGGCACACTTGCATAAACCAGCCGGGTCACGTACCTTTCGATCAAGATCCACCGGCAATTTCGACGCGAATCGCTACAGATGGAAACTGAAGCGAAGTTGCGGCGTTATTCAACTTGCCGGCGGATTAACTTATATGCAATGGGTAATCCCATAGCATATAGAGTGCGCATTTCATGCGCACGCGCTCACGCGTTGGCACAAAGGGGAGAGCGTTATGGCAGCTACAACGGCATTAAAATCTGGTCGGAGTGTAACGGCGGTCAAGACAGACAACGATCCGGTTTACCGCACCGCCGTTAGCGAACTGAAAACATTGAGGACTGCGATCGAGCAATCCACTGGCAAGTGGAGCTTGACCAATGACAAATCGCAGCATACCGTCAATCATAAGGTGAAAAAGTAGCCATGAGATTGACATGCAAGGATTGTATTCTGCTGGTGATGACGAGCGTCCCGTAACGCAGGACAATCCAGAAGAATACAGAGAGGAGGCGCGGCGTGACTATGCGCGCCTCATTCACAGTGCAAGTTTCAGACGCTTACAAGGGAAAACCCAGGTCTTCCCCGGTCATGAAAGCGATTTTTTTAGAAATCGGCTCACTCATTCATTAGAAGTGGCTCAGATTGCTAAGTCGATAGCAATTAAACTCAATAACACTTCGGATTTCTTCCAAAAATCACCCATTAATGTCGACATTGTTGAGTTCGCAGGTCTTGCTCATGACCTTGGGCATCCGCCGTTTGGGCACAATGGCGAAGAAGCTCTCGATGAGTGCATGCGCGATGCCGGTGGATTCGAAGGAAATGCGCAGACATTGCGCATCCTATCCACCTTGGAGAAGAAGACACTTGATGGCGATGAAGCAGGGCCGCCAGTTAGCCGCGGAACGGATCTACGGCGCGGGTTGAATTTAACTTATCGGTCTTTGGCGTCCGTTCTGAAATATGACCGGGTAATACCCATAGGGAGCAAGGAGCGTCCTGAAGACAAAGCGACCACTCCCATGAAGGGATTCTACAAATCGGACTTCGACCTAGTGCAGGAGATAAAGTCGCACGTGCTCGGAGTCAGCGAGATCGCCGACTTCAAAACGATCGAATGCTCAATAATGGATATCGCGGACGACATCGCATACTCCACATACGATCTTGAGGATATTTTTAAAAGCGGAATTCACGGACCTCTCGATCTCTTCAGCTTTTCTGACTCGATATACGAGGCGGTCGTCGAAACAATAAATAAGCGGATCGACAAACAGTATAAAGATGAATCCAAAGTGAGTGTCTCGGACGTTCAAGAGGTTCTGTACGAGGTATTCAGCAAAATATTCGCGATCGGCAGTGATGAGCAGACCTTTCTTAGAAATACTAAGATAGCTCCTGATAAGCGAAAAATGTATTCCTCTATAGCTGCACAGAAACTATCCTCTCTGACTGCCGGAAATGGATATCATCGAACCCGTTTCACAGCCAACTTAATATCGCTTTTTCTCAATGGCATTGAAGTTGTTCCCCACAAGGAATATCCGCAGCTTCACCAAGCCAGGTTCGATATCAAAACCTTTGTTTCTGTGGAGGTAATGAAGAACATAACATACGAGGCGGTAATCAGGTCTCCGATGCTTCAGGTGGTCGAATATCGCGGTAAGGACGTGATTAGGAAAATATTTGAGGTGATAGCTTCGCCCAATGGTGAACGATTGATGCCTCCCGACTTTCGCGAGATTTTTCGTCACAGTGACGGCCTCGGCAAGACTCGCACTATCTGTGACTTCATTGCCGGAATGACTGATCGGTATGCGATGGAGTTTTATAGTAGACTGTTTGGCGCAAATCCGATGACAATGCACAAGCCGTTATGA